ACCAGTCTGCTTGTTGCCACCCATAGGGGCATCGGTCATACCTTCCCTAAGTTCGTTGTCCCTGACCATTTCGAAGTCCACGGAGTATCTTCCAGCCAGTTCCCTGACGGCTTGCTTGCTCCAGAACTCTCCACCAGCCGATACATCTCGCTGTTCGAACAGGCGCTCAAACGGAACAAAAGATGGGCTGTATTTGCGCTTAGGATCAATGTCCCATTCCGCATCTGCACCTTCGCCCTCCCAGCCGTTTTTGCGTCTGTCAGGAGCCTTGCCCATCGCGGACTCAATCGAGTCACTTACGAGATTCGGGATCCTGTATTCAGATCCGTCAGCGCGCTGGATTGTTTCGTTCCACGCGGCGCCAAACCTGACCGACTTGATCCCAGTAGCCGCAAGTCTAGCAATGGTTTCTCTAAAGACGGCAACTGTCAGTTCAGGGTTAAGACGGCCAAGTCCAGCGACATAATCGATGGTCGCTTCGCCAGTCTTCTGTAGAAGATCAGGTCTTTCATAGTATGCTCCCTCAAAGTCGGCAGGATGCTTGTAACCGATAAGAACTGTAAACGAGAAGTCCTGCGCGAAGTTGACGCCATTAATTTCTTTGGAGACAACTTGGACGCTGATGTTTCCATCGTGACCAGTTCCGACAGCGCCGTCCGTTCTGAACAGAATTCCAATTCCTTTTGGAAGGTGGTATTCCGCGTATTCGCTGTATAGGCCGCCGTCACCCTTGAGTGCGCTGTCGTTGAACGCGCGCTTAAACGAAACGCTAGACGGAGAGAACAGTCTGGTAGGATCGACCCAAGTCTTGATGTCGGCGTTGACGCGCTCGTTGACATTGATGTCAATGGCTTCTTGCGTGTCATAAGTCACAGTGTTCCCGATATCGTGCATAGAGAACCTTGTGTTGCCTTCTCCGTATGTGTTGCGTCTGTTCTTAAACACGGCGCCCTTCTTATTGACGATGTAGGACTTAAGACCTTGCGATCCCTTAGAGAACAATCCAGCCGCCTTGAATCTGGCCCCAGCCTCTCCGTTTACGGCATCACCAGCGCCCTGAATTTCATAGGCCAGTTCAAAGATGTTTTTAGGCGTAGGCTCAATCGATAGAACCTGAGCAAGATGGGCAAAGTTATTGCTACCCCAACCCATATCGTCTCTGATCTCGTTGATTTTTGTTCTCTGATCAACGATAGCCTGAACATCGTCAACATATGTTCCGTCTGGTTTGTATAGTGTTTCACCAGCGGCTAGTTTCTTGTCAGTTAGATCGTCCTTCTCGGCTGTAAGTTTGTTCCTTTGTCCATCAAGCCACATTCTGAAATAAGACCATTCAGCATAAGCGCCGAATCTTGTCGGGTTAACTCCGACAGGGGAAACAGACATCGCCTGTGCCTTGTCAGCCTCATACTTCGCCACCAGCGAAGGGTCTCCAAAGAATGTAGTAAGACCTTTTACTGTCGGCTTTGTGGCTCCTTCCATTGCGTTTGTGCCGCTGATCTTACCATAGTCTTCCGCTGTTCTGTTAGGAGCGTCATTAGGCTGTTGGACATAACTGCTATCAGCCTGATACGCGGCTTGATCGGTTACTGTAACGGCTTTGAAGTGACCATCTGTGCTAGCGACATTGTACTTTCTAACACCAGAAGGGAATCCAGCATACGGATCTGGGCCTTGGGCAACAATAGTCACATCAAATGATCTGCTGTGCGCGGTTCCCCAGTTCCCAGTGTAGGAGGCAGAGGTATCACTTCCGCTAGATCCAACCTTAAGGTCAATAGACACCATCCCGCTTTGAGTAGTTAGCCTGTTAACAAGCGCATTAAGTCTGGCAATGTACTTGGCCATTCTGTGCGAATAAGGCATAGGAGCGCTTCCCTTAAAGCCGCCCTTGGGGAATGCTTCATCAACTGTCTTGCTGTTCCACTTGTGGAATTCGACAGTAGGGCTGTCGTCAGGACGATACTTGAAGATATTGGAAGTGTCAGGGTAGACGCCGATGTTTACCAAAGTCTGGCTGTCTTGAGCGAAGATAGGATTAGTAGCCTCGTTAACTTTGAACTGCTCGCCGTTGATCTCGATAATGCGCTCACCGCCTTGGGCGGCGACCTCTCCAGTCAGGCGCCCGCGAAGCATCGCCTCAGCCTTCTTCTTGCCTGTGACCTTGATCGGCTTGCGGTCAAACGCGCCGATGATCTCGTAGTTGTTGCTGAGGGTGCCGTCCTTGTTCCTCTTCTGGGTCATCTGGAAGTTCTTGTCACCCCAGACAACGCCGCCTTCCGATGTGATAATCGGCTTGGCCAACTTCTCCTTGATCCACTGGTCGGCCTTCTCTGCCGTTAGGACGACATTCCCCTTGGAACTGGGCTGACCCTGTCTTGATGCATCATCTGCCAGAGTCTCAGAGAGCCGTCCTCCAACTCCTCGCTCGGTGCTGGTTTCAGCCCAAGTCGTCCGATTATTCTCAAAGACTGTGGTGTCTCCTGTGAAGAGGTCTCCTGTTCGCTGGTTCTCTGCGGCGAGGGCTGTCTCTCTTTCGAGGCCATTCTTGTAGCGCTGGAGTCTGACGGCAAGGCCGACATCTCTTCCGATCTCGGCGCTGTTGAAGGTGTCGAAGGCGCCACGCGGGACTGTTTCGGCACTGATGTGGAAGGCATTGAGTCGTAGTTCGGTTCCATTGATAGATGCGTTTTTAGAGATTAGTTCGTTGAGGGATCGGCTCCACTCGCCCATATACCAGCGAGCGCCGCCCTCGGACAAAAGATCCTGCTCACCTCTCTGGATCTCAGGGATCTTGCTGAACTCCCTGTAGCGGGCCGTGATCTCAGGAGTGCTGATGGCTTGGACGCCGATGTACTTTGTAAGGCCATCGATCTTCTTCTGGATGGCTTTGGCTTCCTTGCTGTTCGGATCCAGTTTGGACATCTCGTTGGAGAGTCTGGAGATCTCGCCAGCATTCGGATTGCGCGGATCTGGGATCAGCGTGAAAGCGTCAATGAACGGACTCTTGTCCGATAGCATCTTGGCAATCAGCATCGCGTCAGCCTGAGACAGAACGCTACCGAACATAACATCGCCAGCAGGTCTGGCGTTGGGATGCTTCTCGCCTACAAGTTCTGCAACATAGACATCCTTCTGCGAATAGTTCTTAGCCTGTGTGACAAGGTAGTCGGCAAGCAGACCAAGTTGATTGGCTACAGTAGGATTCTGGATCTCCTGCTGTAGGTTGGAGTCAGCGTTCTCAAGGGCCAGTTCGGCCGCCTTAAGGTCTCTTGTCTTCGTGTTGATCTTCTTCTGAAGTTCATCGCGGACTTTGACATCCACGGACGCGGACATCTGCTCGGAGTACTGCCTAAGCAATCTGGCTTCGTTGCTGACCCTAGTAAGAGCAAGTCCGCGCGCGTTGGCCAGAACAGTGGCCTTGCCCCTATGGGCGATGACATCAAACATCAGGGAGTGTTCTGCTCTGCCAGCGGTAACGCCAATGGTCTGACCAATGTTAGAGCCTCTTAGGGCGTTGCCTAGAGCATCGGCGACAAAGCCGCTGACCTGCTGGATCTTCTCCTTGGGGAACGCGAATCTTCTACCAGATCCAGACCCGCTGAGGGGTACGCCTCTGATCTGGGTGATTCCAACTGCATCGTAGGATCCAGCGAACCCAGCAACGATTCTGCGGATGTTCTGGTAGTCATCGATCCGATCAGGATCGCGAGCGCCAGAGAACTCAGACATCGGGCCTTCAAAGGAAGACATCTCAGCGCCGATGGTCTTAGTCCATCCGTTCTTATCCCAGACTCCCTTTTCGTGGAACCAGATGAGCGCCTGAAGATCGTCAGGCATAATCTCGGCAAACTCACCTCCGCGATCACGAAGTCTAGCGGCCGCCTTTTCGAAGATCAACTGACCAAAGCCAAAGTCGCCGCCAACTTCCCACTGGGGGAATTCGGCCGTGCCGTGGTTATGCCACAGGTAATCAACGCCTGTTTCCATCGAGGCATTCAGACGCCAGATGCTTCTGTTCTTGATCTTGGTATTGATCAGGCGGTGGAGCGTTCTAGCCGCCCATACATCGATAGTGGCCGCGCGCGTTGTGCCAGCAAGGTTGCCAGCAAAGTTAGGAGTCTTCGGGCCTTCGGTAAGTTCGTGCCATAGATTGTACATCACCTGACCTACCTTGACAGTGTTGGCGTTATACTTCTTGCCGTTCTGCCTTAGCATCAGGTTGGCCTTATCTCTAAAGACCCTGCTCTTGGCGGCGTTGATCCCTTCGGACAACTGGGTGGGCGTCAGCCTGTTGCGCGGAGTAGCCTCCAGTTCTTTCATCGCCGCGACAAAGTCGATGACTACTTGTTCTGGGATGGCGTCTTCGCCTTCCAGATTCTTGTAGTTTACGATGTCATCCCACTCGTAATCGGTCTTGTTGATCTCGTTTGCCCTGTTGGCGGCCTCCTTGGCGCGGAGCAGATCAACCGCTTCGGCCTCAAACTCAGAGACGCCGTTAGCGTCCTTGCGGCCAGCCTTTTCGTGGATCAGGCGAAGTTGTTCGTGGATCTGCGAAAGGACATCGTTGTACTTGCCCTGCGAGAACATCGCCAAAGCCTCTTCCGCTTGCTTGAAGTTCTCTTTGACAGGAGTACGCGCGGAGGTAGCGCCCTGACCTTCGGCAAACATACCATAGACGGATCCATAGATGGAGTAGCCATCGCGAACCATATTGCGGTACCAGCCTAGACCCTTCTTCTTTGCGGGATCCTTGGCGGCATCAATGGCTTCCTGTACAAGCAGTTCTGCAACCTCTTCGGCGTGGGCATTGACGGCAGGATCTCCCATTCTGTAGTGATCAGCGCCAGCCAAGGTTTCGAGAAGGCTGTAACTGACCTTCTGGAACTTAAGGGTGCGTTTCGTATCCCCTACCTTTGCGTAACCATTCTTAACCTCTCTGTCGTCAGCAGTGTACTTGATTTCTTTTCCATCTGCATTCTTTAGAGCCTCTGTCTTCGGCGTTCCGTCCCTGTTCATATCGAGTCTAGCAGGGAGCAGTTCGCTATTCTCACTCTGCATCCTTTCGACATAGGACATATAGTGTTCGAACAACCGAAGGCTCGGATGCTTCTGACTGCGGAGGTTATCAATCAGAAGTTTGTTGTGCAACTTCGTGGCCTCAACGATAGCCTCGGAAGATGTGACAAATCCCCTGCTGGGAACGATCCGCATCTTCTTGGTCGTATCTACCAAGAGGTAGTTTCCGTTGATGTTGGCCACAACGATTCCCTTGTCGCCACCCATCAGGTGAGCGCCAAGCAAGTTGCTACCGATCAGTTTGCGCCTCTGGGAGTCCAGATGTACGAAGTCCTTTGCCTGTTCAATCGTGGAGAACGAGTACGGCTTATCGAAGTCATTGGCCGCCACGAACCAGCGCTTGTCCTGATTGATGATGGTGTACTTGACCGATGTCTCTTTTGAGATGCCGTCTTTCTTGCCAATCTTTTCGAATGCGAAAGACGCGGTCATCATCGTCACCTTCTTGCCGTCCTTCTCAACGATCTTGGGAGCGCCAAAGGAAGGAGGCTGGTAGTTGCCAGCGGCCTTAGGGTAAAAGTTAGGTTCGTTCAGGCGCCAGTTGCCAGTGGTCACGGACAGATCCTGCATCAGATCCATTCTGAATGTCGTGAAGGCAAAGTCAGGGCCGCGCTCCCAAGCGTGGAACGGCCTGATGATCGGGTTGTTGTACAGGAGCGCTTCTCCGTTGGGGCCAAAGCCTCCCTTGGGGATGGCACCCATAATCCTGAACATAATGTCCCTGACCGCCTCCCCCTGCTCGCCGCCGCCAAACAGTTCGGCGCTGGGAAGGCCGCCGTCAGAAAGGTTCTCGGTATATCTGCGGAGGTGATGAACCATCACATCCATAGAGCCGCCAAACAGATCTGAGACATTGACAGTCTTGCCGCTGGGAAGGGTATAGGTGCTGTTGAACTCAGCCGCGCCTCTTCTGAGGATCACGCCAAGGTCAATGCCTGTGACCATAATCTCAAAGTGAGGGGTAACGACATTGCCGTCCCTGTCCTTTGAGGTCATCACAAACTCCATCTTATACGGAACGATCTCCCTGAAAGTCGGAAGCACCTGATGCTTAGGCTTACGAAGTTTTCCAACAGAGCCATCGTCCGCGTAGTATTCGTGCGTAAGCGCGTTGTACAGGAACTGGATCTGGCTACCGCCAAGGCCGTTGCCGCCAACGCCATTGATCACATCCCTAAGCACGGAAAGGTTGATAACCTCCTTGGGCAACAGGAGGCCGCTATCCCTAAGCGCAACGATGGCCGCGTCCGTAAGAATGCCAATGCCGCGCTTGTTGCCGTGCTTGTCCTGAGTTACGACAATGCCAGTAACCTGCGGGCCTTGACCCTCAAGCAGGTTAAGCATTTTTTGACCTCGTTCAGCAGTCTCTCTTTCGACAACCTCAGGAGCCTTAAGTTTTCCGTTGGCGTCAGCCCAATGCTCAAGGCCAGCCCTTTGAAGCACAGAGGCCAGTTCGTCTGGCGGGATCGTAGAAAGATCCATAGCGTTGCTTGCGCCCTTGTTTGCGATTCGCTTCATCAGATCATCCATCGCGCGCTCGGCCGCAGGGTTGATCAGGAACTTGCCGTCCTTGGTTCTGAAGATTTCGCCGATGCCCTGCTTGCTAATGGCCTTGTCCAAAGCAATCTTGTCCGCGCGGAGGCGCTCTGCCTTCTTTGCCAAAGCCTCAAACAGTTGGGGGTTCTTATACTTAGCGACTGTGCCGTCAGGGTTCCTAACGACAATACGCTCCATTTGTTCCATCACTCGCCCAAAGTCAGCGCTTACCTTGGACAGCCTGTTGATAAGATCTTTTGCTTCGTTAGACGATCTGAGCGCTTGAACATCCCTGATTCGAAGTTCGATGCCTTGTCCGTTCAGATCTTTCTGGATCTGGAAGTCGATGAAGTTTTCCAGTTGGTTTGTCAGCCTTCTGAGTCCGTTTCCGTTTCCTCCCCTGAACAGGAAGTCGGATCTGTTGCGCTGGAGGTACGATTCAAAGTAAAACGCGCCAAACTCTTCGGCGTATAGGTTAAGAAGTTCTTTGGCTTTCTTGACCCGCTGGGGTGTAGCCGTCTGATCGTTGAGTACGCTCCAAGCGTCATCTAGGTCTGCCTTTGCCTGTTTACCTCCAGCGGGATCGTCCGCGTGTAGTGTCTCAATGTACAGTTCACCGAATGACTTAAGCATCTGGGAGTTCATTGCACCCTTCTGTACAGTAAGCAGTCCGTTCTCATCGCTGATGCCGAACAGCGAATTGTTGAAGTAGGAAATAGCCTTTTCGCGCGCGATCAGTTTGTGGATAGCGTGGAACACTTCGTGGCCGCCGACAGTGTTCGAAGCCATACCACTGCTACCGAGCAGACCAGATCTGTCCGCGTTGATATAGATGATTCCGTTTCCAGCGCCGCCTTCCATAAAGACGCCGTTGTAGGCGTTCTGGCGCGTGTTAATTCTGGATCTCTGATCTCTAGTGCCGTTTAGTTTGATGTCATCTAGCCACTTGTTAATCTCAATGGACAATTCGGCGTTCTTTTCGCCAGCAATTCTTCTGGTCTCAGCCGCAAGATCTCTTGTGGCATCGCTCATTGCTTCGGTTTGAGCCTGTTGATTTAGGCGCTCAACCTCAGCCTTGAGTTCCCTGACACGATACTGGCGGCCGCCAATGTTGAAGTCAGAATCAAGGACAGCGTCCAGTCTCAGGACATTGCCGTTGATGTGGGCCGTATCGCCGTCCCTGTGAAAGATCACCTTGGTGTTGATACCGCTGGCCGCCTTCACGGCTCCCACAAGTTGCGGGATTCGGTTCCAGTCCCTGTCAAATTCAGCGCCTTTAATTAGATCCTCAACGATCTTTTCGTTTACAGTACCCTTGGCCATCTTTCTGGCATCAGCAGTAGCACCTGTATGAGTCCAGATACCCGCTCTGTACTGAGAAAAAGACGCCAGACCAGCGGACGCGCCGCCAATGCCTACACCGCCCCAGATGCCGCGGACGCCGCCCCTGTGTCCGTCTTGGACAAATCCAAGGCCGTAGCCAACTCCAGCGCCGTGCCAAGTACCCTTAACGAAATCATAAAACGGAGCGGAAAACGGCCCCATAATGTTAGCCGCCACCTTGGACATCATACGAGTAGCGCTCGTAAGCGATGTGTCGGCGGCCATAGCCTCAAATGTACTCACCATACCAGTTCCAGTGCGGGCGGCTCCTCTGTATCCGTACCTTTGAAGTGTAGTTCCGATCTCGCCAGCCGCCTTACCAAATCCCCAAAGAGCGGCAAACTTAGTCGAAATTCCGTGACCAAAGAAAGCATCAGTGATGCCCAGCGTCCGCATAGTGTACTTGAACGCGGCAGGGTTGTAAGTCATCCCAGCCTTTGAGGCAACAACCTCGGCAAGTTTTGCCACCTGTTCTCCAGCAATACCAAAGGCTCCAACGATCACGCGGCCGCCCTTTCCAACGACCCAACCAGTAACTCTAGTTGCCGCACCAAGCGTAGCACCTTCAAGCGATTGCAGGTAGCCTCCGTATACTGCAAGCCTTGCATTAAAAGCATCTTTTGTGGCGATCTTTACGATTCCGTTCTTTGCGCTCCATTCAGCGGCTCTTCCAAGTCCACCAAATACTCCCATACCTTCGATCTGGCCAGCGCGAGTGATCGCGGAAGCCCTTCCGACAATAGCGGCTGGGTTGATCCGCATCATACCAACATTAACAAGTTGGGCGTTCATAGCACCATACTTGTACATAGATGCTTGCATCTCCTCGGTGGTATACCGAGATACCATAGCACCAGCGCGAGCAATGAGGTGAGATTTCTGGCCACTGCTTGCCTTTTCAATCTCATCCTGATTGCTCATCGCGGCGTCAAAATTGGCTACCAAAGTCCTAGGATCAGCGAGGCTAGGGTCTCCATTGATCATTCTCCACCAATCGCCGATCTTGCCGCTCTTTAAATGTCCCCAAGTGCTTGTAGGATCTAGCGCGGGGCCAAAGACCTGCCTTCCAAGAACCTCCGCGCCAGACACGGCGGCATCAGCAACGCCAATAGGAGTAAAGTTAACGGCTTTAGATCCAAAATCTTTGATGGCATCGTCCGTATCACTGTCCGCGTGATCGAACATTCCTCTACCCCAAGCCATACTAACCCAGCGATAAGGTTCAATTTTTCCCTTCAAGAGGGATTGTTTACTGAGCGCATCCCATCGGGCTATTTCTTCTTTGGACAATGCCTTGGGTGTACCAGTGCCAGCCAATGGATTAATCGTAAAAGCAATGTCTCCATCTGGTTCTTTTTGATCCAGAATATCTAAATCAAAGTCTGTAATTCTAAGCGGCTGTTGATTGGCGCTAAAAGCCTTACGGCCTTCGTAAAATGTTTCTCCCTTTGCATTTCCTATTCTCTTGGCTACCGAAGGAACCTCTTCCTTGAGGGCCATCATAAAGTCAGCCATTTCGACTCTATTAAGGGAAGACAGGGTAGCCTGAAACTCAGGATCTGTTCTCATCCCAGATTTAGTAAGTAGTTCTGGCTTTTCTTTTACCTTAGCCAACAGAGAATCTACGACTTCCTTTCTGTAAGCCTTCGGATTGGCTCTAAACTCTTTTAGTGTATCAAGAAAAAGTTTTGTATCCGCGACCTGCTGTTTAGCGTTTTGTGCTTTTCTCAAATCAGCAGGAGACGCGCCTCCTTCGTAAGCGCCAAGAACCTGACCGATAGAGAAGCCTCTGTAGATTTTTTTAGACTTAATGTACCCCCAGCCGCCGTGGTAAAGATCTTCATACCACGCCGTGTTCTGTTCGTATGTGTCTCTGATCCGTTCAACCTCTTTATGGTTCTTGAGGCCAAATCGCATCATCTCGTACTTGTCGTCATCTGTCAGGGATCGCCAAGTTGTTCTATCCTTGGAGATCGCTTCCCAGTTACGCGCGGCTACCATATCCTTTTCTCTAGGACTCAAGTCGGCGTAGCCAACGACAGGTGCGCGCTTCTCTAAGCGCTCTTTAGACTCTGCCAAAACGCGGTCATAATGCTCGTCAACGACTCGCTTGACTGCGGCATCGTCAGGGGTCAACTGGCCTTCTTCAGGTCTGGCTCCACCAGTAAGAAGGTATCTGCGGGCTTCGGCCTCGTTCTTCTCGATCTCTTCCTTGCTAAGGGTAGGCGGTGCCAGTGGAGCCTTAGGATCTACTGGAGATGCTTCAGCGGCCTTCTTGGCTTCCTCTTCAGGCGTAGCGGCCTTGAAGTTAAGATTAGCCTCACCACTACCCCTGAAAGTTAGATCAGCCATTAGTTTTGGTATTTCCTTACAATTTGTTCAATCTGCTGAGGATCAAGTCCAGAGTGGTTCAGGACGGCTCTCAACTCAGACAACTTCGTTCTGTAGTATTCAGGGCCACTAGAAGGGCCGTTCTCCCTATTGCGATTGATGTACGCGACAGAGATATCAGCCCTGAGATCGTACCAGTCGTTGTTGAATGTCCGTCCGTCCGTCTTCGCGGATGTGACAGTATCCCACCAGTTCGACAGATCAGAGCCGTAGTATCGGCCTCCATCGACCCGCGTGGCGGCGCCAGAGGAAACCTCAAGTTTGCCGCTTGCTGTGCCGCTGGCTGGAATGGACGAAAGAGTCAGCCGCATAGTGTTCGACACATCCTTCATTTGCTGTTCGGCGCGAGAAGCAAAGTCACCAGAAACAACAGTAGCGCGGGAAACTAGGTTTTGCGCCACGATCTTGATGGCGTTGTCCTCCTTGATGTTCGCGTTTTCAAGGAACTGGGAACCGATATCAGGCGCTAGGGTTCTTAGGTAATCCCAGTCAGTCTTAGACAGGACGCCGAGACCCTTGGCCTTGATTCTAATGAATGTAGCAACGGCAGTCGCAAATTGCTGTTTCTCGGCAGAAGACATCTCCGAGATCTTACGGCGCACAGGAACCCTGTAGCCATCAACGATCCTGTCCTCGGTGACTGTGGTCAGGGATGGGTTTGCTTTCTTTTCTTCTTCAGTCGCTGGTCGGGTAAACTGTTCGTACACTATTCCAGTTCCGTCAGCCGTTCTTTGCTTTGTCAGGTTTGCGATCTGACCAAGCGAATACATCAACTCTTGATCTACTTGGATAGCCTTTTTAACCTTCAAAGCCTCAGTGTCGTCCAGCAACATTCGACCCTTGACGAAGACGGAGTGCCTTCCGCTATCCATATCAAACAGTTCGTTGGAAGGAGCCATACCATCAACTGTCTTGATACCAAATGTTTGGACGCTCGCAGTGATGTTTCTGGCCGCTTGGTCGGACTGCCACTTTCTGAAGTTGGCGGCGGCTTCACCAACAAGATTTACGCCGCCAGCCTTGGAGTCGTGCCATCGAACAAACTCAGGATCCCTTGTTCGCGTAAGGGCGCCAGTGGTCTTATCTACGCTGATCTTCCATCCGTCAGAAGTCACTTCACCATCGTACAGGGCCATTTCGTAAACCCACTGTTTCGCCTCAGGAGTTACAGGAAGATCCTGAGCCTTCATATTGGCCTCCCAAGTGCTGGCGGCCGTGTACGCATTAACATCTCTAGCGTACTTCTGTATAAATGTGGTAGGCTGATAATTAAGCGCAACTGGCTTGCCAGTCTTCTTGGATTCGGCCTGAGCCTTTTCGTAAGCAAGTCCAAGTTCGTTTCTTTCCTTCTGAAGGATGGCAATCTCATCCTTAACAGGCTTAGGAAGCATCTCGTAGCCGCCGCGATCCTTGGTAAGTTCTTCAATCCGTCCGTCAATGTCAGCAAGGCGTCTGGCCGCTTCAGTAGGGTCTGAAAACTTGGCGGCCGCCGCTGTCGTTTCTTGGATCGCCGCCTGTTGAGCAGAACTTGTGGAGGCAACAGCCTGAGCAAATCGTGTGTCTAGTTCAGCGCTGGTTGACTTAAGCGCCGCAAGAGTCTGGGCGTCGCCAGCAGGTGTAGCGGCAATCTGAGCCTGAACTTGGGCTTTGGCCTGAGAAAAAGCAGTGATGAACTCAGGGTTAACTCCAATGACCCCAGCCTTTTCATCGATCTTAGCAACTGGGAGTTCCGATCTAGCGCCAGCAGTAATTCCTGTAGCCCTAATCCCAATCGTAGCAGTTCTTTCCTTCTTTGCGGCAAGCGCGGCATTAGCCTCCCTGACGGACTGTTCTGCGGCCCATTGTGTAGCGGCAACAACGCCAGCGGCCTTCTTTGCTTGTTCTGTCTTCCAGTCTTCAGAGAACTTGTCGAGGATCGCAATACGGCCCAGAGCGGCCGTTTTTCCTGAAAGGCTTTTATCCGTCCATCCAGAAATGTCTTTGGCCAGCGCGTCCTTGGCTTCAATGATAGCCCTGTAAGCCAGCACGGCAGGGTCTGTCGAGTTAGGGTCAGTGGCCTTACCCTTCACCTCGTCAGGGGTAGCCTTGATCTGGCCATCAAGGTAGGAGTTGATGTCCCCGACCTTAGCGAACTGAGCCTTGGCAGTGCCGTCAGCGATTTCGTGCTGTTGCTGGTTCTGCTTATACGCGGCAATGGCCCCGCCGATCCCTTCTCCAAGCGCCTTGCCAGTACCCATAATGTTGGCACCGACTTGGGCGTAAGCCTGTAGGAAGCCGTCAGGAATGGCGCTGACGCGCTGTCCTTCGTACTGCTTAGAGATTGGTCGAGATCCTTCAGCCATAAATTTTGGTTACTTCTTACTAGCAAGACCCTGCGCCCAGCCGCCACCGATGCCGCCAATAGCGGATCCAACGGCGCCGATGGTAGCGGACTGCACCTGCGCGCGAGCGGCCGCGTAGGCGGCGGCGGTCTGCTGGTTTGAGTTGTTCAGGTCAGCCGCGTACTGGGACTCAGGGTTGAACAGGCGCGGGCCGATGTTGGCGGCAAAGCCGCTGGCGAACTGTTGCTGGTTCATACCCGCGTTGAACGCCTGACCCTGACGGCCGAGGATCGCTTGGAACGGATCTGCGGTGAACTGCTTGTTCAGGCCAAGCACGGCGCCAGCATTCTGCCTAGCGGCCTGTTTGCGGGCCTCCACCAGTTGGTAGGTACCAAGAACATCGGCCGCAAGACCTTGGTTGCCCATACCCAGTCCGCGATCAGCCATACCGATTCTTTGGGTCTGGAGGGCGTATCTCTGCTGTTCAGGGGACAGGGCGCCATTCGCGCTCAGATCGGTCATAGCCTGAGCGTTAAGGGTCTCGATCAGGCTCTTAGACCTAGGATCAGCGTCAAGGTAGGCTTGGGATGCCCGCTGGCCTAGTGCCTCAACATCGAGGATGTCGTTGGCTCTCTGGCGGGAGGTGGTAAGCGCCTCCGCGCGGGCCATAGAGGGCATTACATCCTTTTCGAGGATATCGATAAGACCCCTGTCGCTGAAGGACGCAGGATCAATGGGGGTCTTCTTTAGAATGTTGAGCCTATCGATCTCGGCATCAACGCGCTCAAGACCTACCTTGTCGTAGACAATGCCTCTCCTGCCTACCCTGATGCCTTGCTGGATAGCCGAGCGTTGCTTCTGAAGATCGGCAAGTTTGGCGTCTGCGCCAGCGACTTCAGCCACGGCCGCGTCATATTCAGCCTTACTGGTAGCGCTTAGATCGTCAGTCGTAACTCTGCCTAGAAGGCTGTTTCTGTACCCAGCCAGTTCAAGGCGCTGGTACTGGGGTCTGAATGCGGCCTCGGCGGCATACAGTTGCGGAGCCATATTCACCTGAGCCTTGAGGGCGTCAGATGTCTCCTTGTAGTAGTCCCTCGGAGGAGGGGTTTCTGGGCCTTTACCGCCGCCCATTGGAGGTTCTCCTTCCGATCAGTTTGATAGCGATATCGTGGCCATTCATAGCGGTAAAAGCGCCCTTGCGAAGTCCGTAGCAGGGCTTCCGCGTAGGGAACATATCTAAGAACATATGGGCAAGTTTATCGCGCGATTCATCATCGTCCGCGACAACTTGTGCAACAAAGATACAGGTTTTTCCAACAGGAGGCTTCCAGATAAACCGATTTCTTGCGTATTCCTCATCGCACTCGTACGCGATCATCGCGCCTGTGATCAGGCCGTCATCGTTGGTCACCCAGCCTCCATTGCCCCCAAGCATATGGAATGCAATGTACTGCTTTAGGTAGTTATCGTCAGAAAACGAAGACTCCCAGAACTCAGGATCGGTGACCCTGCGCTTAACGAGATCTATGATCCCATCGACTGGATTCGCCGTGATCAGGTGGAAATTTCGTGAGCGTGGCCAATCGACAGTCCAGATTCGTGATCAATTTGTCCTAGCGCATTTGCAGATCTGTTAAGGTTCCAATTTGTCGATCTGTTGTTAGCCGCTCTGAAGTGAACAGAGTATGTGCAAGAGACATCAAGTGTGTTTAGATCAACGATCCGAACCCTAACTGTGTTTGGTGTGGTGGCGTCATTTCCATCATAGCCACCACTCGTTACCCCAGACCAAGTATTGTTAAGCGCATCAACTGCGTCTGGAAGGGCGACAGGAACGCCAGCCCCTGCTCCAGTGTTAGGAGTTCTCGTCACAAGGAAGACGCAATCGGCGCCGCTATTCCACGCTTCTCCAAAAATAGCCCAATCAAGCACAACCCGATTACCAGCCTTTTGCGGCGTGAATGTAATGTCGAGGGGAGGGATTTTTGTGCCGTAAAGATTGGCAGGATTCTGTGCGCCACCCCATCCAGAAGTATACTGGGCTTGGACTCTGGTTTGAACGAAGTAGTCGAACCTAGGCTTAATGTCTACGCCCTTGACTTTCACATCACCATAAAAGGTGGCTGGGGCCGCAAAGGAAGTGGCACCAGTGAATCTGGATGTTCCATCAATGACAGAATTGCCTGTGACGCTCAGATCTCCGCTGACCTTAGTGCCAGCAAGTTCGGTGTTTCCGCTTACTCTGAGTCTTCCGTTGACGGCGGCATAACCAATCAAGGTATACCCAAGAGTGCCAGCAGACGCCGAGCGCGCGGGCGTGTACGAAAGAACCCCCTGCGAAGCAGGTCTGCTAGGCGGGAAGGTAGTAAGGGTGTAGGTAAACTGGTTGGCGTTAAGGACAGTGATCGTGGCGTTAACCGCGCTGTAGTTAGTATCGCTCGCGGTGGTAGTGATCGATGTGCCTGTGGTAAGGCCGTGCGCGGGCGAAGTTACTGTGATCAGCGCCTGATTGTAGGCTGGCGGGGTGGATACGATTACAGACGAAGTCCACGCGACATTCGTAACAGACGAAGGCAGGGTATATGTGAACGCATCTACCGAGGTCACTGTGATCGCAGTGTCGGCGCTGTACTGGGGGTTGCTCGCCGTGATCGCCAAGACATTGCCTGTGGTCAGGCCGTGCGCGGTGGCCGTAACAGTTACCAGCGTCCCATTGGAAGACACCCAGTTCTTTCCAGTCACAGCAACGCCATTGTTGGCCGTAACGGCTACGCCCTTGTTCGTTTCTCCGTTAAGGACAGAAGTTACAAGGGTAGTGGCAGAGACAGTGGGGATCAGGAGCGGCACCCTGAGCAGTTCCCTGACTCTAATCTTTCTGAGCAAACTGGCGCTTACATCGTGGAGAAGAACAGTGTCGTTGTTCGTATCGATGCTTGCAGAGAGCAACTCACTTTTACTGGAAACAAAGGTGTGATCGATAGTCGATAGATCGATGAGGTTCTTCAGTTTAAGAGCGGTGACTAGGTCTCCGTCTACGAAGTTTTGTGTTCTGTTAATGTCAGGCATATTAGTCTTTGCTCACTATGTTTCTTCCAGTGAGCGTAGCGTCAATAGTAACACCCCTTACGGAGGGCTGGCCAGTAATCATCTGGTACTCCACTTGAGCCGAGTACCCTCTAAGGGCGATAGGAACCCTTCGGGATGTATCTGGCTCAGGTAGAGTCTGGTGACGATCCACCAGAATCTCCCGATCAGGGTTGATGATCTTTACTGTTGTTAAGATAGTGCCTCCGTATGGAAGGGACATATCCGTATTGACTGCGGAAAATCGCTTTTCGTAAAGGCTACCAAGCGTAAAACGCCTAGTGATCATACGACTATCAGTGGGGGTAACTCTCACTTCAGATTCACCAAGCCAAGCGCCGTACTCAATCGGGGCTGTCGAAGGGTCATCCTCGATAAGAGAGAACGGAAGAACAGGGGTTCCAAGATTGTCAGTCTCGTCTCCGTAGATGTGTTCCTCTGTCAGAAACACGCCACCTGAAGAAGATGTCGTGTTTGTCTGAAGGCCGCCACCATTGTTAACCAAGAACAGTCGCTTTCTGGATCCGTAGTTTACGATGCAAAAGTCATCGACATAAAAGTCTCTGGATCCAGCCACTCCTGCGGCGCGCTTAGGGTAAGTATCGATACTCTCCCAAGCCTTGTTCAGGATGTTGTACACAAACACCCTGTTAGGTCTTGGGTGCGGGTTGCCGTCCACATCGTTTCCGCACGGCACGGCCATAAACAGGCGGTTGTCAAAGAACACTCCGTGGGCCTTGTCAATGAACTGCCTGTTGGCATCTGCAAACTGGTCGTTGATCGGGGACGACAGCGGCTCCAGCGTGTTGATCGTTTTCAGATCTAACTGGGGTTCCAGCATATAGATGCCAGAGTCGGACAGGAAAAACACAAACCTGCCTGTGTTCACGATGGCCCGCTTGCCTACGCAACCGAAGGAATTGGAGATGGATGTCAGGTAGGACTGCTGGTCTGGGTTCTCCCCAGTGACATAGGAAGAGTTGATAACCCTGCCCTTATAGATCGAGTTGCGCTGAAAAATGATGAACTCGTTTTCAAGCCAAGGGGTGAACCCTACCAGTTGGTCGTAAGATCCTAAGTTGATCGTAAACTGGCCGAAGGTAAGATCCCACGCTGTAAAGTCTAGGTAGTCGGATACGGCCAACTTATCCCTGCCCTGCTTTAAGATGATCCGATTGCCTTGGTAGATCGCCGCGTCAGAAGAAGGCAAAGAAGCGGACACTCCACTTAGTACAGTCTGAGGCGCCACTGTGATCTCAGTACCATCAAAGATGAACGCGGGTTTCGCCTTCTGGGTTACAGCATTATCCGTATGGCTGTTGTGGTTGGACGGAAGATCGTAGGTGAAGATGTTATCGTCTACCCTAGTGATGATGTAATTGCCGTTGAAAACAGTATCAGCCGATTCAGCGATGGTCACCTCGTCCCCTGTGGCGTATCCGTGAGCCTTCAGGGTTGTCCTAGCACTATCCTCATAAGTCGTAACAGTGACGAGGGTAGTGTGGTTGTCTGGAAGGTCGTACTTGGCGAAATACGGAGTTTCGTGCGCGGGAAGCCCTCTGAAGATGTAGAGCCTATTGACGGCCTGTACGACTGCTAGGCTGTCGGTTTCAGAGATCCCCCTGCCTGTCGGGAATGGCGCCGTCAGATCAAAACTGTTTGTGGACGGATTGAATGTCCTGAGTGAGTCCGAAGTGATTACCGCGATCTTCTCTTCTCCGCTTACTGTGACGAACTTAGCCGACCCCCTGATAAACAGGCCATCCAGATCCTCATTGTTCATCCGCTTCATCCCATTTCGGGCCTGAGCGACACCGCGCTCAAGCCTGATGTTCTGGGCGTATTGGAGGAACTGTTCCTTCAGTAGCGTAGGATTCGTGCGAGACTCCATTCCAACGAAGCCCCCATCACGATCTGTCTGGTACTGAAGGTTGGGCATAAGGCATTTTACAAGGTAAACTCGCCACCAGTGAGAGTAATGCCGCGCATTCTAAGAAGAAGTGGGACGCCTGTCTGATCGCCATTAACCTCTATAAATCCAGTACCTATTAACTGAATAGGATATCCGTTCCCTGTGTTAAGGATCTCAATGTCCGCGCTATAGTTGTTGATCAACGCTTCTGCAACTGGATGAGAATAGTTAATAGTCGTACGATTGGACAAACTGTCGTAACTTCCAGAAAGTGAGCAGTTGCGGAAGTTGTGAGCGAGCCAGATTGAATCCGCAAGAGATTGCTGATTCTCTTGCGAGTAAGATGTAGTTTGAGTGCTTCCATCTGCAAATTTAATCCCTGTGTGGTCAACGCGAAGGCAAGCGGACGAATCAGGAGCAACACCAATGCCAACCTTGCCGTTATTGCTGATTACAAAGGCAGTAGTGTCTGGGGTTGTGCTATCTTCAACACGGAATGCCTCACCATTTCCCATCTGGGTGACTCTAAGGGCGGGGGCGGTAGAGGTGGTCTGGATTATTCCAGCAGTATTGGTATTAAGGCATTGTCTCCAAGCACCAAGTCCATCACGGAAATTAAGGGTAGCACCACCAGTAGCAATCCACATATCGCCAGCAGTTGTGCTTCCAGCATCAGTTCCTCCAGTGCCAATATTAAAACCAGCAACACCAGAAGTTGGAGAAGTAAACAACTTGCCAGACAGCGTACCGCCTGTAAGTTTCAGCGCGGTAGGATCAGTTTCAACTGTGATCCCTGCTACGCCACCGCCTGAGATCGTGATGCTCATCAGGAATTGGCGTAAGCAATGTGGACAGGTGTAGCGGCGGCAGAAGAGATCAGACGGACAGGGCCGTTGTAGTTCTCCTGAGTGATGCTACCAAGCGGAGCAATCCGAATCCCAACGGAACCAGAGTTTGCAAGAATGGCCTGAATGGTTGCCGTGGTAGATGTGTTCTGGATGACCAGAGCAACGCGGCGGGTGCCAGTAGGAGCGATTGGAAGGACTTGTGTGGCCGCAGTGCCAACGGAGACATCCGCGTGGTTGTATTCCTTGATGAAGGCGCCTTGGTAAGCGATGTTTTTGCTCATATTAGTAAGAGTCGATAAAGTTGATGCGTCTGATCTGGCCCTGCTGGCGAAGTTCCTTGTCGTACTCCTGCTCAAGGATCGCGGCGGCATCGATGTCGGCCTTGCCCGCGTCTTCGTACTGCTGTTCAGATCTTAGGAAGTCGGCATAAACGGCGCGGCTGATATAGGACGCGAACATATATGGGATCGGGACAAGTACCCATCTGGTATCGCCGCCGCCAGTCCATTTTGGTTTAGTGCCGATAGGAAGCGTGGAAGATGTGGTGTAGAAATTGGCCGTATGGGCATACCCAGCGGTAGGCATAAGGCTAGGCTCTCCAGATTGGGAATCGAAGTACACCTGCGCGCCCGCGCGGTAGGTTACCGATGGACTCCACACATCGCCGAAGAACTCAGGTCTTTTGATCCTGTATTCCACCCACACCTTTGAGATCGGAGTATTGACGATGATGGTCTCTACATTGTTGATCTCAGTAAGTGCGTACGACACATAGACCGATTGTGTGGTCGTAAGCGGATTCATCGTAAACACACCTACGACCTCGCCAGATCCAGAGGGAACAGCCACTGTTCTAAGGCCAGTAGTCGTGTTTTCTACAACGGCTACTTCTGCGTATCTGGTCAGAGAGAACCAAGGATACGACTCCCAAGCGACCCGAAGGCGCTGGTTAGCGAATTGCCGCACTGTGCGGAACTGCTGTTCTGTAATGTTCGACAAGTCATACCCACACAGGTTGACCGCATCGAACAGGATCGTACTGAAATCGGCAGTTCTCACAGGATCTTGCCGCTTGTATCAGTGATCTTATTATCAACGAGGACTTGGCTCTTCTTGGCAGTGTTGACCATACATTCTGGGTTGTCCTTCAGGAACTCCCTGAGAAACCCTTTGTCCTTCCAACAGTCATAGGTGCCGAAGTGCTGTCCCCAAAAGTGGTAAGACTCTGGAGGGATGCGGGCAATGAGTTGCCCGATCCCATCCACAGTCTTATCTACCCCTTTGTGATTGGCTTTCGCCGCCCACTTGAGGTTGTGCTGAGTTCTGACCTTCTGCATCTCCCAACCAGTTCGGATCTCCCTGTGGAAATCCTTTAGGAGTTCCTCAGGTACTGCCTCCGAGATCTGGCGGGAGATGTCCACTGTTACGCGGATTAGAGGTCGAACTTACCGAAGGCGAGCGGGTTATGGATGCAAAGACCCAGAACCATCTCGATAGCGTTGGCAGGGCCACCGCCGTTGTCAGTCAGTTCGATGACTTCAGCGATGTTGCCGCCGTAGCGGATCTCCGTGTGTTCGAACGGAACGATGAAGCCCTTGTTCAGGTTCGGCGTGAATTCGCCGAAAGTACCAGAAGCAGGGTCGGAATCGATATCGCCGAGCCAGTTGGAGATGTGGAGGTTGATCTGACCGAAGTCGCCTTGGAAGACATCGATGTACTGGCTGTAGGTCGTTTCGCCACCTTCGCGCATCGTGCGGATCGGGGACGAGGACATAGCGCCACCATTCGGTGTCGTGTAGACGAGGTTGGAGAACGCGCGCTTCAGGTTGACAGCAACGAGAGCGTCCCAAGTGCGGTTCTGGCCGATCTGCTTGTACAGGGCGGTCAGCATATCCTGACAGTGGGATTCGTTGAGCGCGGCTGTGGAGGCGCAGGTGTTCGCGTTAGCGACAGTACGGCTGGTACCACCGATGGTCTTCGTGGCCGAGGCCGCGATGATGTTATCGGCAGGGGTGCAATACTGATCGGGAACAGGAAGGGTAGCATCCTTCTCCCACTTGGTCTTCGTCCACGAATCCAGAGCGCGGGTGCGGTAACCGACAGTGCCGTTGTCGGCCTGAGCGGTCTGGGACGAGGTGAGGGCCACTTCGACATCGCGCTTGATCGCGAGCATCGCCTTCGCCATCTGGCGCGAGCGTTCCGAGGGCGTACCAGCGAGACGAACCATATTGGATTCGGTCAACTTGGAGACGCGGAACTTTCTGCGGAAGATCTGCGGGTAGGCGGCCAGCGTAGCGCGGTAGCCGATGGTGAACTGCTCCATCTTGGCGCCACCAGCGGTGTCACCAGTCGTGGATTCGTCCGTGCCGTCAATGACAGGCTGGACGCGGGGGTCGGGGTTCTTATCGACCTGCCACTGGAACAGGGTGTTGGAGGGTTCGGCACCCTTGCGAGCCATCGTGGTGAAGGGGGTATCCTTCGCCTCGACAAGCGTGATCATATCCGCGATATCCTCGCGGCGACCAACGCGGTTGGCTTCAGTAGCGGAGTTGTAGCCCTGAAGATCTCTTTCAAACAGTCTTGCCATAGTAGTATGTGCCTTGCGGCGGTTTTGGATTAACGAGACTTTAACCTAGCCTCAATTAGGGACGCGAGATCATCTCTGGAACCACTCTTAATAAACCTTTTCTCCATTTCCGTGGCATTCGTATTTTGGTTTGAAGCCGATGGGCTAACGGAGGGGCGAGCGGGCTGGTATTGAGGACGGCGCTGGATAGGGGCCGAGGATTCCTTGACCTGCCTCATCTGACGATTGGTCATTCCGTAGACGAAGTCTCCGATAACCAATTTGTAGTCAGGGAAGGCGCCAAGTTCGGGGAAGTTCTTAAGGAGCGCAACGGCGGTATTGTACTCCTTGGTATCCTTCTTGCTCCACCACGGATACTCTTTCTCCGCGATAGGATCGAAATGACGGCGGGCCTGAATGAACTGAGCCTGAGCGGGAATGTTGGTCTCGATGTCCTTGAGAGCGTTGATCTTCATCTTACGGACTTCGGATTCGTCCATATGGATGACTGTACCATCGCCCTTGGGAACTTCGCCACCATAGGGATTCTCTTCGCACCAGTCTCTGATCTGTCGGGCTTGTTCCAGTTTCTTTTGCAGGTCGGCCTCGTTCAGGACATTCCCAAACGGATTCTTACTGCGCGGGACTACTGGCTCGTCTCTCTTGCTTTTGACCTCTTCCAGTTCAAGTCGGAGCCTTTCGGCCTCAGCCTCGGCCTCGCGGCGCTTGGCTGTGATCTTATCGATCCGCTTCTGGATGTGGTTCGGGATACCATTTCCCTCATCCTCGTCATTACCTGCGACATTCTCTGCCGAGTTCTTTGACGATCTGTTATCAATGCCAACGGACGACTGGATTCCCTCTGCCAGAGGGTCGTCGAGTTGTCTAGGCTGGTCTTCCACCGACTGCATATCGGATTCGGTAGCATCCGTCCCCGCTCCACCAGATAGCGAGGATGTCTCGATGAAGGACGCGAGTCCTTCTAACGACAGGGGGCTGGTGTCCACCTGCGGCTCCGCGTTTTCAGCGGTACTGTTTTTATTTGCGTTGGGCATACAATTTAAGGACTTGTAAGAAGTCCGACAGAGTTTTGTGGATCTCAGAACCGAGGCCAGTTAGGCCCAATTGTTTGGACAGGTCAACAGGGTGACCAGCGCGATGGAAGGATCGGCAAACTTATACAAGATTTGCCAAGAATCATACCACATCGGGAGCGTTCCTTCTGATCGCCTGTGTTCTGGCATCGATCAGGTAAGCCTTGTAGTCGATCAGCGCTTCCACCCTTCCGCACTGGTGATGCCGTTTCTCGCTGGATAGTTCGGCGCCAATTGCGGAGACAGTCTCGATAGAGATGAAGGTGTCGAGCAACGCGATCACCGCGTCAAACGCCTCGTTGGTGCCTTTGAAACCCAACTTGCGAAGGGTTTCCTCGGTGGCCTTGAAGTCTAGGTTGTCGCTCACTGAGGCATACCTTCAGGAGGCATCTGGGGTTCCTGCGGAGCGCCCTGCTGGCCGCCCTGCATCTGTTGCTGGATCATCTGGATCGCCTGTTCTTCAGTGGCGCCCTGATTCATCAGTTCCATCACCATTTGGGCCATCTGGCCGCCCTGAGCGTTGCTTTGAGCCTGTTCCTGAGCCATCTGCTGTCGGCCAGCAATGGCTTCGGCGCCGACATCCTGACGCGCGGCCTCCTGACCGCTTTCCTTGCCTGTACGAGCGGCTTTGGCCTGTTCGATGACGCCTTTGACCTGATCGGCCATAGACGGCCCCTGAGGGGCAACGCCAGTCCTTCCGACCTGCTTGTTCTGTTCCTGCTGGACGGACATAGACAAGTTCTGAACATACTGCTGGAACAACTGCTGGAAGATCTCATCGCCCTGAAGAGCCTGTTGGGCCTTGGGGTTCTGCTGGAGGATCTGCTGGGCCAGTTGCAGTTTGGTCTGTGAGGACGGATCGTTCTCGACCAGTTGCGGGGCATTGCCCAACAGCATAAGGCCGATATCGGTCTGCACATCCCTGAACATCTTGTTGGAAGCCTGTTCGGTTTCCACGATGAGATCCTTGGCGGCGTCAGGAGAGATCGTTTCAAGGATCGCCTTGACCAACTTATTCCTGTCGATGACGCCAGAAGCATCCATCGGGACGGCGAACTTGGAGATCGCATCAAGTTTCTCCATAACAAGATTCGTATCAACTTCGCGGACATCGAATTTCACGATGAAGTCAAAGCCGCCGTGGATATCAGTCGCGCGCGCGGGAAGATCCATACCGCAGATACGCATCTTCTCTTCTGGCGTAAGGTACTGCAAGGCCAGCGTAAAGACCTGCTGGTAGATCTCAGTCCAGCAATGGAGCCATCCATTGACGACAGACTGCTGGAGCAGTTGAGATCTGACATCTTCCACATACTTGGAAGTCAGGCCGTAGTAAGCGGCGTGTTGGGCTTCCACGCGCTCGATCATCGAGAACGCGATCTGCGGGTTGCCAGCGGGTGGATCGAGGAATGTGTAATCGTCCTTGGTCGTGACAGGCAACTGGACGGCAGGGCCGATGCGGTTGATAGCGCCGATGCGCTTGGCAACCTTGATCGGAGGAAGCGTCTCAATGGCCGTTCTATCGCGCAGGGAATCGTGCTGGGCCTTGATCTCATCCTGATCTGTTCTGGACACCTCAGGGATGCCGCGAGACTCCATAATCGGGCGGCGGGTGACTTCTCTGGCGTAGCCAACGAAGGGATACTTGCCGTGGTAGTAATCCAGAATTTCGTGCTTTGCGTACAGTTTAGTTCCAACCTGAGGGCTGAACGCCGTGTAATAGATGGCAGGAATGCCATCGGGGCCGATCTGTCGCGCGTAGGCGTACACGATCTCAATCATATTCTTACCGCGCCAGACATTGGTGGTAAGGACATTGGTAACAGGCGTAAGGCTGGGATCGTTATACATAGACGATCTGCCCAAGGTAGCGGCGGCCGCTTCGATGAACTCTTTGTTCCAGCCATCGTTTACTTCCATCGCACGAAGTTCAACTTCTGTGAGGAATGTCCGTCTGTAGATAACGCGAGCGCGCTGGAGATCAGTCGTCTCCTGAGGGAATGTAATTTCATCGTACGGCTTCAGCGCGGTGACGCACGGAAGGTTCTTGATGACATACGGCTCTTCAATTTCAGCCTCTCCCTTTTCGCGGAGATCAACGACCATTCGCTTGCACTCTTTTACGCTGGCGTTGTTAAGGAACTGCGAAAGATTGGCCGCCAGATAATCATCATTGGATCCGCTCTGGATCATCTCGATGACATTCGCCAGAACGGAGTCAGGCGCTTGCTCCTTGAACTGCTCCTGTATGGCCTCCAAATCCTCCATCGTTACCTTCTGCCGTCTGATGGCCGTTTCCTGATCCCAAGTGATATGGAAGATAGTCCAGCCGTAGGTGAGGGCGTACTGGGCGCCAAGGTAAGCCTCGGAGTACAATTCTCTGCTTTGTCTGTTCTCCAAGATCCAGCGCATCATAGTCGAACAGGCCGTAGCAGGGCCGCCGTCATCGACAGTGACTCCGCTGACGCGCAACTGACTGCGCTGGAACGCGGTGATCAGGAGGGCGCTGATATCGTTGATGGTTCTGTCCACCAGACGGACTCGCACATCGGACGCGCCTTCCCAAGGCATCGCAGGATTGCCGTCCTGCCTAAGGTCGCTGTGCTTCTTGCCGTCATCCGACTGGCCGTGCCAGCGGCAGTAGCGGATATCGTCAAGAGCCGCAAGGCGCTCAAGCGAAGAGCCGTTATAAAGCGACTCGTTGTACTCCTTTAGGAGCGTTTCAAGATCTGGAGTCTTCTTCGCCGCCGCCAGAGCATCTGTCGTTGGCGTGTTCCAAGGTAGGGTTTTCATTGATATGTTTTAGGATTTCGTCTCGGTGGAAGCGGTGCTGGCCGCCGAGGGTTTTGTAGGTAGAAAGTTTTCCGTCTAGGCGAAGCCTATCGAAGTACCGCGCGGACAAGCCAGTCATTTCAGAAGCGGCCTTGCGGGAGAGAAGGGGAGGGTAGGTCATTTTAGTACGAGAAAGGTTTCGTGGCTTGGTAGGTGTTGTTGTTCTCAAATTCTGGATTCATCACCGCAAGGTAGCGAAGGCAGTCGATAGGATCCTTAGAGGCTCCCTTCTGGCCGTCTTGGCCAGTCCACTCCTTCAAGCAGAAAATCAGGTTCTGGCAATTTTCAGAAATATACAACTTGGGCTGGTTAATTGAACTTATTGGCTGTGACGGATCGTACGACAGCCAGTTGTTGATCATCCCAACGCCTTCTTCGATGGCGATGCCAGCCGCTTGGATCAGGTACATCGGATCGTCCCCCTGCTGAAATAGGTCGATGATCGAGGTGCCGCCGTCTCGGCCAGCCGCCTGTTGCGCGCCCGCGCGTGGGTCAACATAGCGTTCCACGATGGTCTCCCCGCCTTCCAAGTGTCTGATCAGTTCCTTGTACTCGTCCAAGCCTCTTCCAGCGTTGGTGGTCTGGGCAGGGCCAATCTTCCCATCGGCCTTATCGGATGCCAGCGCCCACTCGCCAACGGCCGCATCGGGCCATTCGCGGTAGACATAGCGGGTGCCGTCTTCTGTGACGCGCATCCAAAGCATAAACCAGTTTCTGGCCCCCGCAGGATCTGTCGCTAGATAGTTTGTTCCATTGGCAGGAATCTTGGATGCCTCGATGATGTTGGCGTCCCCAAATCTGGGGAACTGATTGCCCTGAAGCGACTCAGCCCAGCCGTAGGCGCGGATCTTGATCTCGTAGGAGGATCTGCCCTTCAGGCTTTTGGCTAGGTGGTCGAAAGGGTTGTAAGGGTTGAACTCGGAGAAGAACCAAAGCGCGTAAGCGCCCCTGCGGACGCACTTGGCGATGTAGGGCATCTCGCCAGACTTGCACCCGATTACAGCATTGGTTCCTTCCAGCAACTTGGCTGGCTTTGACTCCACTACCCTGCACCCAGCGAGGTAGTCTTTCACCACATTGGTGTAACCAGTTACAGGGGTGAAGGTTACGATCAGTTTGCCCTTTCTGGTGATGTTACGGAATCTCAGCGTTTCCACCCAGTCAAGCGGCACAAGTTCATCGCACCAGATCAGGTCGGTTTCGCCACCTTCGATCACAGTACGCTCCTGAGCGTAATTCATAAAGAAGCACTGGCTTCCATTGGGCAAGACGAAGGAGTTCTCGGAGAAGCCATTCTTCTGGGTGTACGCGATGTTGGTCACCTTGGTCTTCTTGGCCTGTTTCAACTCAGCGGGCAGGTACTTCCAGACAACGCTCTGTTGCATCTGGATGCTAGACTGGTTGGTCGTATGGAGGCACCATACGCGCGAATTCGGCTTATTGATCAGGGTGTAGACTACCCTTTTTGCCGCGTACTCCGTCTTACCCGCGCGGTTACCACCGCTAAGTAGAATCTCATCATTCTGATCAAGAACTCTATCGGCATCCTTCCAGTACCAAGGCTCATAGCCGTGTCGGTAGGGGTCGCGCTTTTCGGCTTCGATCTTGTCCTCGCGGATTTGGAGGATCTCAAGGGTCTTTTCGTGGCCGACTTTTTGGACGAGGGCTTTGATTTCATCCTCTGTGGGAGCGTGGAGGACTGGATGAGGTGTGAGAGCCAGACTGGCCATATCAACCTCCGTGCGTCCGTCTGTACTTCCTGCTGTAGTTCCTGTGGTAAGCCCTGTTGGACGGAAGTTTAGGCGAGGACGCAAGGGTAGTCCCCTTACGCCTCACCTGCTTCGTGACGGCCGTCTGGTAGTACGATGCGCCCTTCGCGTATCTGCGAACAGCGGATCGGTTACTGTTGGCCGCTTCCCTCACTTCAGTTCGTCCTTCTTGATGTCGTCAGACCACTTGGTCATATAGTTCTTGTACTTCTCGCTGGCGGCATCGGCGGCGCCGAGAGCCTTGTCGATCTTGGATCGATTGTTGCGAGCGACAAAAACGGCACCGACAGCGCCGAGGACAATACCGACAAGAAGAGTAAGAATGTAGAACATCGTTAGCACTTCTTCTTGGAGGTGGACTTCTTGGATCCCTTCGTGGGAGCCATCTTGGATTTGGATTTAGCCATATGTGTGGGAAAAGTTAAAATTTGCCTTTAAATCTGGGGTTTCTGAGCGGGATCAGAAAGTTGCTCATCCCACCTTCGGTGCGGACTTCAACCTTCATTCCCCTAGCCCATTTGGAATTATCCCTCACCCTCATCATCCGCTTCGCTCCGTTCAGCAGGACTTCCACAAGCCGAGGATTTCTGGGGAAGACAGTCAGCACAGTACACTCTGCTACCTCGGCCGCGTTAGCGGCCGACAGAATTTTTTTTTCGGCCTCTACCTGCACTGCCTTGATGCCCCAGTGTTCGGAAAGTTTGACCATACCCTCTGGGGTGATCCAAACAGGACGCTTGGCCTCAGGCGCCTTCGTGTCCTCGCGGTACCAATCAGTTTGGGGGCGAAGCAGACTGTTCCGCAGATCGGTCATCGCCTTCCGCGTCAGGCCCATAGCCTTGGCCAGTTCGCTTTCGCGCGTGGCCATAACAGTCAGTTCCATATCGGCTTTCCTAGGTCAGTAAATCACACCTCGTCAAGCCTTTTGGCAAAAAATTCCTTCTGTTGGAATGCGTAGCGTAATTTTTCAAACGAATTTCCAAGACCCCCCCGCCCCCTAGGCAAAGCCGACCTGATCCGCGCGGGCCTTGGCTGGCCGATCCGAGGGGTCAGGCTGGGCGCTGGCAGGGCTGGGCTGAGGTGCCATAGGTCAGGTGCCGCGTAACCTTGGCCGTGACCCTGATCCGCGTAACTGGCTGGGCGCCGATCTGGGGCGCCTTGGCTGATCTGGACGGCAGGTAGGCTGGGTCAGGGCTGATCTGGCCTCAGAGGGGCTACAGCGCTCTTCTTTTGGGCCATTGCCACGCTATCTGGGGCATCCGAAGGATGGGTGACCGACTGGGTGATCCGCGTAGGGGATCAGGGGATACAGGCTGGGGAGGATTTAGGGGGAGCGCTAGGGGGCTTGGCTTGGCCTGAGAGGCGCTTGGACTGGGCTGGGGCTGTAGGGTGCTAGGCTGGGGGCTGATCGGGCCTTGGCGGGGCGCCTAGAGGGCTTGGCTGGACTGGGGCAACAAGAAGGCCCACCTTGCGGCGGGCCGTTGATCTGGGGCTGACCTGATCTGATCTGGATCAGGAGGCTTCGGCGGCCTTGCGCGCGGCCTTGTCGGCCTTGGTCAGGGTGGGGCGGCTGTGGAAGTAGAACGCGGCGTCCCGATCCGACTGTTCGACAGTGGCCACGAACTCGACCTGCTGGCCGACCTCGATGCCCTTGTACGAGATGCCACCTTGCGGGTGCTTCTCCCAGCCGAAGTCAGAGGGCAGGGTGCCGAAGGTCTTGCGGCCGTCCGCGAGACGGATCAGGTACTTGGTCACAGTGCCGTAGTCGTTGCTGTAGTGCTTGGACGAGACGACAGTGCCAGTGATCGTGATGCGGCCAGTGAGCGCGGGCAGATCGGCGAGGCTGGCGGTGACGGCCTTGCTGTCGCGGATCCGCGCGAGAGACTGGGCGGCGAACTCGCGGCTCTTGTCGAGGCCGCTGAGGATCACGGCGCGCTGTTTCTCGCTGACCGCGTAGTCGCGGTGACGGATCGAGGCGCAGATGTCGGCGAGCAGACGGATGCCGCGCGTGAAGTTCTGTGCCACTGCGGCCAGTTCATCGGCGGGCGATTCGGAGGTGAGGCCGAGGGCCAACTGTTCGCGCGTGATCGCGGCGGCTTCGAAGCGGCCATCGCGGTTCGCGCTGTCGATGGCGTCAGCCAGTTCGGCATCGGTCTCGGCCAACTTGGCCAAAGCGGCATCGCGCTTCTGCTCGGTGCGGATCGCGGCGGCGCGCTCCTTCAGGCGATCAAACTTGTACTGATCGAGCGAGATGCCGAGGCGGTGATCCGCGCAGATGTGGCCGACAGCGATGTGCTTGTTGGTGGGCTGGTGGAGCGCGACAGCGAAGTAGCGCGCGCGGCCAGTGCCGCAGTGCTGGCACTGCGTGGGGCAGGTGCGGACGCCGAAGTAGCGCTCGTACTTGTCGCGGCAGATCTTCTCATCGGCCTGAGCGGCGGCGTAGGCCGCGCGGATCTGATCGCTGGAGATCTCGCCCATCTCGCGGAGCGAGGAGGCCAGTTGGTTGTAGCCGAACCAGATCGAAGCGATCTCGCCCGCATCGATGTAGTCGATGACGGAGTAGTCGGTCGGGTTGAACTGGGAGGGATTGTGGATCGTGGTCATCGTGGTGGTGGGTGAGGGGTGCAGTGGAACGGATCTACCAGCCCCTGTCAACACCTTCTTTGGGGGGTGGCCTAGGACGGCCTAGGAGGCCCGATCAGGGCTGGGCCTAGGGGTGGGCTAGGGCGGCCAACAAAAAGCCCCCTTGCGGGGGCGTGGCGGGCGGCTGGCGGGCCGATCAGTTCAGGGGAGGGGTGAGGCGCTCGCCCACGGCCGCGATCTCGCGGGTCGGCCACTGGTTGAAGGCTTTGCCGTACTTGCTGAAGTTCACGATGCACTTGGTCTCGAAGGTGTAGGTCATCGGGTTCGTGGCGCTGGGGTTCGTGGCGCTGATGTGGATCGTGGATCCTTCCCAGACGGCGCCGTTGCTGGTGGCGGCCACGATCTTGGAGTCGGTCATCCCAGTGTGGGCGTAGTGGCGCTCGGCCGTGCGCGTGGCGATCTTCCACGCGAAGCCGCCCACGAACTGATCAGCCTCATTGGCCGCGACCTTGGCGAGGCGCTTGGCCGCGACATCGCGATCACGAACCTTGCGCTCGCTCAGGAGCGTGGTCATCGAGCAGACCTCGTCCGAGAACAGGAGGCGCCACGCGGGCATCGAGCGCTGGTTGTCGCCGACCAGATCGTAGAAGTCCGAGTAGGTGGCCTTGCACAGGACAGGCTCGATCACGCCTTCGGCGTTCTTGCGGCGGCGCGTGACGCCTTCGGCGCTGTACTTGGCGACCAGCGCAACGAGGTAGTCGAAGTCGCGCAGGTAGCGCTCGGCGATGCGCTCGGCGATCTGCTTCTCGGCATCGGCCAGCGTCTCGCGGATCAGCGTGACGGCGGGCGTGAGCAGGTTGACCAGTTGCTTCTCGGCCTTGGCCTTGCTGGCCTTGGCGGCGGCGCGCTCGGCCTTGGCGGCATCGAGGGCGCGCTTCTTCGGAAGGCGCTGGGCGATCTCCGCGCGGTCACGGATCAGCCAAGTCTTGTCGAACAGGGCGTTGACCTCGGCGCTGGGCGCGCGGCCATCGCGGGCGACACAGGCGGCGGCCATCGCGGTCTTCTCGGCCGCGAACAGGTGCGGCGCGGCGGCGGTGAGGATCTCCGTGGGCAGTGCGCGGAAAGCGGACGGCTTGAGGGAGATCAGGGCGTTGATGTTGGTGGGATCGATGTTCATCGGTATGGTGGGTGGAGGAGGGCAGTGGATCACTTGTTCGACTGGGAGTCAAGCACCCAGCAGATGATCAGGGCGGTGACGACCTTGGCCGCGATCCTGAGGCCAAGCGCCACCGCACCAGCGGCGAGCGCTATGGCCCCGAAGAGGGCGATGGATCCGAGTTCCGAGAGAGTCATAGGGGTCGGCTGGGCTAGGGGCTTAGGCGGCCTTCTTGGCGGCTTCCTTGGCGGCCTTGCGCGCCTTGGCGGCGGCGATGATCTCGGCGATGGCCTCGATGTCCGAGGTGTTCAGGAGGCTGGACTTGATCTTCAGTTCGGTGCCGCCGAAGGCCATCGCGGGCCAGTACTTCTCGTCACCAGCGTTGGCCTTGGCCAGAGCGGCTTCGCGGCGCTCGGCGCGGATCCGATTGCGCTCCACGCGGGCGGCCTCCTCGGCGATCAGATCAGGCGTCAGTTCGGCGGCGCGCTTGGCGGCCCACTCGGCGCGGCACTTGACGAGGTCGATCTGGTAGTCGAGGTCGGTCAGGAAGTTCTTCACGACAGTCGCGCAGGTGATCGGCATAAAGTGGCGGCCCCACGATTCGCGGCGCGCCTTGGTGTTGCTGATGGTGATCTGGACATCGCTCCAGAGCGCGCGGGCCTCAGCGAGCGCGGCCAGCGGGGCCATCTCGGCGTGAACCCTGTGCTGGTAGCCTTCGCCGCTGGTGGAGGCGCGGGTCGGGCCGTAGTTGACCACGATGGTCAGGTAGACCTTGCTGGCGCCGAAGGCCGCGTAGGAGTGGTCGGCGTTGGCGATGGATCCAGACAGGCTGGAGTCGGATTCAAGACCGCCCTTGGCGAAGGCGTCCACGCGGGCGGCCGTCCAAGCGGCGTAGTGGGAAGTCGAGGACAGGTTGGCCTTGATCAGGATGCGCTCGGAGACGCGGCTGATCAGATCCGTCTTCGTCCAGACATTGGTGGTCGGATTGTAGTCGGTGTACTTCTCGGTGCTGATCTCGCGGACGACCTCGATGCCAGCGGGCGAGAGGGCGGTGATCGAAGCGATGATCTCGTTGATCTCGGCGTGGACGGATCGGCCGCTGAGGCTGATCTTCGACTTCGGGAGGAGCGCGGACTTGAGGACGATGTGGTTCATATGCGTGTGTGTGGTTTGGTGTAGGTTAGTACTGGGTGGAGGAGTGCAGTGGATCAGAAGTTCTAGGGTGGGTCAAGGGGTTATTTTAGATCAGTCCCCAAGTGGTCTTGATCGAGGCTTTGACGGCGATCTCAAGGTCGTCCAGATCGGTCAGGACATTGGTGCCATCGGTAAGCATCGCGGTCATCAGGGCGACCTCGGCTTCGGTCATCAGGCGGGACGACCACTCGCCACGGAAGAGCATCGTCTTGCCAGCGGCGTTGGCCTCCAGCGTGAAGCGGATGTCGTCAAGGTGGCGCTCCAGCAGGTTGACCGCGCCGCAGATCTGATCGTGCGTGGCGTCAGCCGACTTGCGCGCGAAGGTAACGGCGCGCTTGGCCTTGGTGAGATCCGTGTAGGCGCTGGTGCGCTTGAAATCGGCGAAGGCGCGATCCACAGTGCGGGTGACCGCAGAGGACGGCACGAACATCGCGCCGACCTTCAGCAGGTCTTTGACGGCGGCGTCACAGTGCGCCTTGGATCCATCGCGGTACGCCTCGTAGGCGGCCTTGTACGCGGTGACGCGCTTGGCGATCAGCGCGGTGCGCTTGGCCGCGATGGGCTTGATCGCGTTGAGCGCGCGGATCGCTTCGGCGATGGGGTGAACTGCGTTGGAGGGCTGGATCGTGATGGCCATATTCGTGTGTGGTTTTGGGTGGGTGAAGGAGTGCAGTGGAACAGGTGTTCTACCCTGTGTCAACACCCGATCTGGGAGGGGATCTTGGATCACTCGACCCAGTTGATCACCTGCCAGATCGGAGCGCCGTAGATCGGCGCCGTGGAGGCATCTAGGCGGCCGTCCAGATCTACGCCGCTGAGGATCGGGCGGCCGTCAAAGCCGCGCTGATCGTCCACGCGGGTGACGCGCTCAAAGGCCGTCCACAACTGGGTGCCGAATCCGACCAGCAGGTCGTCACTGGATCCGAGCGCCAGCACCTTGCGGTTCGCGTCCGCGATCAGGTAGATCGGGCCGTCAACGCGGGGGATCACCCCGATGTGCTGATCGGCCAGCGCCAGCGCCACGCTCAGGCCGTCTCGCGCCATCGACAGGCGCGTCATCTGGAGCGCCTCCCAGAACCCCTTGTCGGCGGGGGTGGCTTCGAATTGGATCGCGCTCATCGGGAAATTTCCGAGGTGCGAATTTCCGCTTCGATCTCGACCTGTAGGTTCACCAGTTCGATTTCGTAACGCTCGCGCTGATCAGGCGTCAGGTAGTCATCCCCAGCCGAGCCAAGCGGCGCGGCGAGGATGGCGGCCAGATCGCGGGAGCGCTGGCGCAGGGAGTGGAGTCGGGTAACGCTCATCGGATTAGCGGATGCTGAGGTGGATCTTGATCGCGGACTGCTTGAGGGAGTCGGCGAGCGCCTTGAACTGCGGCTCGTAGCAGACGCGGGCGAGGTAGGCATCGACCACGGCGTCAGCCTTTTCCTGAGCGGCCTCATCGGCGTCATAGAAGGCATCGCGCTCGGCCTCGGTGAGCGTCTCAAGGTGAGCGCGCTCGGCGGTGTAGTCGGATCCGAACTTGGTCGCGCCGTAAGCGCTGACCTTGGTGAAGCGCTCGATGCGGGCATCGGCGGTGAGGACGAGGCCGCCGCGATCATTGATGTCCGTCCAGATCTGGATCAGGACATCGACATCGGCCGCGTAGGACTGGCCCTGATCGGTCACGCCTTCGATGTTGAAGGTGAGGCCGTACTTGGAGCCGTCAGCCCAGATCTGGCTGTCGCGGTTGCGCTCGGACTTGGTGGAGAGGCCGAGGATCTCGGCCGTGTTGTTCTGCTTGATGGTATTGCTCATATGCGTGGGTGAGAACTGAACGATGCCCAGCGTGGGGCCAAATGCAACATCATTTTTTCCCCCCTATTTCATTGGGGTTTTCGATCAGAACGCTGGCTAGGCCAAGGCCGCGCCTCAGGATCTGGCGCACAGCCATAGGGTAGGAGATGCCGTAGCGCTCCGCGCGCTCGCGGATGTGCGCCTCCTCCTCTGGGTGGATCCTGATCTGGCGCCAGCGCTTCGCTGGGATCTTAGACTTGCGAGTCGTCATCGTCAGTGGGTAGTTGATTCATCACTACAGGGAAGTTCTCTGCGCCGATGGATCCGAGGATGTTGTACTCGATGTGATCGATGGCCTGTTCCTCGGTCAGTTCTTCGACATCGATCAGGCGCTCGATGAGCAACTGGTAGTCGTAGATCGCGACAGGGAATGATCCGCTGGTGCGGCCGATGATGGCCGCATCGTAGGTCTCAGGTGGATCGAGGAACAACGCTTCCTCATTCGCCTCGGCCACGAACTCGCGCGCGCGGTGATTCGGCTTCTTGAATTTCTTAGAACGGGACATCGTCATCAGGGGCTTCGGTTGCGGGAGCGGAGGTGACGCCGAGAGACTGATCGAGCGCATCACGAAAGGCTTTGTCCTTCGCGCTAATCGCGCCCTTGAACGGCTTCGGCTGGTAGTTGTCCTGCCACCACTTCAAACTGGCCGCAGGTAACGATCCAAGCGACTTGCCCTGTTGCTTCCCGAAAGGGATGATCACGCTCTTCCAATCGCCGCCAGAGACTGGCTGTACGCTGGGCGCGCGCGGTGCAGGGGACGCCGCGATCTCCGCGTACTGCGCGACAGGCGCGTCCAGATCGGGCGGGTTCCACTTGAACTTAGTGCCGTCCTTCGTCTTGCCTTGGTACTTGCCGCTGTCGGTGATCACGGCCCAAGCCTCAGGCAACTCGTATAGATATCGGCCGATCCCTAGGTTCACCACGGCCCTCTTCATCGCGCCAGACGCGGCGCTCTTGAACGGATCGATGTCATCGCCCTTGTTCAGTTCGACTTCGCAGGATCCGCAGACAGTGCGGTCACCGCAGGACAGCGTCACAGTGCAGACCGCGCTGGATCCGATCTGCTTGAACTCTTCCTTGTGGCTCCAGCCTTCGCCGTAGACTTCATCGAGCCGCTCCATCGCGGCGCGGTTGTCGATGTAGGCAAGGCATCGCGCCCAGACTGATCCATCGTTCTTGGTGCCGCAGGACTGGATGCGCCACTCGACCCTGTCGGCGGGGAAGGGAGCGCGGAGGTGTGTTAGGTTACTCATTTGGTGTTGGGGGAAATTTCGGTGGTGGCGTTGAGCGCGGCGATGAAGATCGTGCCGATCTCTTCGCGGATGATCGTCAGGTGCTTGCACCTGTACTCCCATTTCCACTGGCGCTCCAGTTCGCTGGCCTGACGCCAGCGCGGAAGGACAACGCACTGGAAGTGTTCGCAGGAACACTCGCCGAGCATATCGTTGGCGGCCAGATCGATCAGGTGTACCTGACCTTTCTTGGACGAGGGCATCGTGTACCGCGTGGGGTGATCGTAGACTTGGAATTTTTTCTTCATCAGAATGGGTTCCGAGAGTCGGACAGTTTGGTGAACTCGGCGATAGGAATGTGGATCACAGGCTCGATGTCCTGATCGTCACCGCGCGAGTTGGCCGTGCGGCCGCCGACAGTGATCTCGCGGCGGGCCAGATCCTGAGCGTTGACCCTGTAGATGAAGATCCCATCGCTCCACTTGACCAGCAGGAAGGCTGGCCGAGCGGTGGCGTACTGCGCGCGGCAGACGCTCAGGTACTTCTCCAGCGAGGTGTAGAATGTCCTGTACTGGGATCGGGCGAAGTTCTTGCACCTGATCTCGATCCAGCCGACCACGCGGTTGTTCGGATCCACCACGCAGTAGTCGATCTTGTAGTAGCGCGGCGTCTTCACACAGGCCACGCCCCAGACGGCCTCCACGGCCTCAATGCAGACCTCCTCATCCCTGAGGTGGCCATCGTTCTCGTAGGTCGGGCGGCTCATCGGCGGCGGGCGTCCCACTTGTTCAGGACTCGTTGCATAAAGGCGATCTGGTAGGCAATCGCCACATACCAGTTGGGCTTGCGCCCAGAGCGCTTGCCGTGCTTGCGGCGGTAGTTGCCGTGGATCCGCTTCATCGGGACAGGCGGGAGATCCCGCGCTTGGTGACGGAGGGGACGGCGGCCAGCCTGTAGCCCACGCGGGCAAAGCCAGTCACGCCAAGGTTCCACGCGGCGTAAATTTCCGAGCGGGTAGGCTGGCGGCCCATATTGGCGATCAGGCGCGATTCGATCCAGCGCAGGTACTCGGTGGCGTACTCGCGGGCGATGGCCTCGTAGGAGCAGTAGGTAGACCAGTCGTAAGCCTCGGCCCCGCGCTTGCGGCGGCTGGCGCTAACCTGATCCCACGCGCGCTCGGACATCTGCCAAGCGCCACGGCTGGCGCCATTGTCGCCGATGGCCAAATTCTGCATCCGCGATTCGGCCACGGCCACGCTGGTTACGAATTTCCAGTCGATCTCGCTGGCCGAGCAAGCCGTAGCGGAGATCAGGGTTAGAAGGAGAATTCGCATCGGGAGAGTAGAACTTGGATGACGCTGGATCGGGCGTACTGGCTGTTGCCGTAGGCCATAGCCTGAACGGCGGCCGCCTTGGCGTCCTGTTCGTCTTGGTGATCGTGGGCCATACCAGAAATTTCCGTTTCGGAAAGTTCGGCCTTACGCTTCGCTAGGAATTCATCGCTGTCCTTGAACTTGATATCTTGCCAGCGAAGCCAGCCGCACGACTTGGTCGTGAAGAGGACTCGCGTGGCGTGGAAGATATCGCCGTGTTCATCGGACTCAGGAGCGGTGACCATCTGCAACAGCACGACAACGAACTCGGCTGAGACAGTGAACTTGCGCTTGGAACCATCGATAGACTCGATGACTCCTTTGATCGGGATCGTGACGCGAACAGCGTCATTTTTGGGTTGGTGTTCCATAGTAGGACTGGGTGAGATCTCAAGGTGTAGGGATGTTGCACAAAGTGTCAAGAGGTGTTTTTATGTGGCTTGACTTACGCCGAAGATCTGTTCTAATGGAGTCCTTCACCCGCACTATGCACAACAAGATCCACTACCTGAAGGCGACCATCATCCGTGGTCTCGCCAAGTCCCAAGGCAAGCGCGTCTCCCGCGCTTTCCTCCACGCGCTCGACCAGTATGTCGAAGCCAAAGTCATCGCGGCTTGCCAGACCCATAACGGCGGTCTCAAGACCCTCGATGCTGGCCTCGCTCACTACCTGTTCGTGGGCGGCCTCAAGAAGAAGAACAAGTAACCCTTTCCCCCCAACACACCAATGACCACACCGATCACCAAAGTCGTCTACGATCTGGACGCCTCCACCTACCACTCCAGCGCGGGCCTGAGCAAGTCCCTGCTCGGCCACCTGCTCAAGTCGCCCGCGCACCTCAAGGCGCACCTGTCGGCTGAGAAGGAGGAACCGACCAGCGATATGCTTCTCGGCACCGCGATCCACGAAGCCACGCTGGAGCCTGAGAAGTTCCTGAAGAACTGGGCCGTCCTGCCTGTCGGCATTGATCGCCGAACCACTGTCGGCAAGGCCGCCTATGCTGAGTTCGTGGCCGCCAACGCTGGCAAGAACCTGCTGAAGGCCGAGGACTACCAGACGGCCGTCTCGGTAGCCGCGTCCCTCAAGGACACGATGAACTTCTCTGGATCCCTCCGAGTCGGAACCCCTGAGATCAGCCTGTTCGCGCCGTCCGACAACGGCCTCCAATTGAAGGCCCGCCTCGATCTCTTCGACCCTGAGCGCAACATCATCTGGGACATCAAGACCACAATCGCGGCCGATCCGTTTGGCTGGCGTAAGGAGGTGTTCAAGTATTCATACGCCCTGCAAGCAAGCCACTATCTGGATCTGGCCCGCCGCACTGGCCTCGGCGACAAGAACACCAAGTTCGCCTTTGCCGCCGTGGAGAAGGTCGCCCCCTACGCCGTGGGGATCTATACCATCAAGGCCGAGACCTTGGCCAAGTGGGATGCGATCCGCGCGGATCTGTTCAAGCAGTGGGAGAAGGCCGAGAATGTCGGCGTCTATCCCTGCTACTCTTCCGACTTCATCGAGATCGAAGCCTAATATGGAAAACCTCCCGAACTCCGTCACTGTTGACCTCTCGGCGCTCAACGCGCTGGGAGGCCAGTGCTTCTTCGCCATCATCCACGGCTACCTCAAGGAGCGATCCGTTGACGGCATCGCCCGCGTCAGCAACAGGGAAGCCGCTATGGTATTCGGCGTCACCCCTCGGTACATCACTGGAGCGATCACGGCCCTCCGCAAGGCTGGCCTGATCTCCCACTACGAGTACGATGGCCGCAACCGCGTGGTCTACCTGAGCAACTGATATGGAAAACCCTTCACTCGGCTTTGTCGGCATCTTCATCCCCCGCGATCTCTGGCTCCGTCCCGATCTCAGCGTCACCGAGAAGGTGCTTGCTGGGGTCGTAGACGCCCTAGACAGGGGAGATGGATGCTGGGCATCCAACGCCTACCTCGCGAACACTGTAGGGGTCGGCGAGCGCCAGATCCGCGACTACCTAGCGCGCCTTGAGGAAGCCAATGTCCTCAGGCGCTGGAGTCAGGACGGCAACCGCAGGATCTCTAGCACCTACTCCAAGCCATCGAACAAGTCTTCGGAGGAGGAAAACTGCCACCCCCCTAGGCAGGAAACTGCCATCAATAGGGTAGTACATAAAGTAAAAGATAATAAGAATAAGAGCGTATGTGTTTCTGAGGCTTTTGTTAAGGCTAGGGTAGAGAACACGGACAAGGCCAAGGAAGCCTTCAGCCTGTTCATCGTCCATCGTCTGGAGATCAAGCGCCCGCTCACCCAGCGCGCCTTGGAAGCCAATGTGGATGTCGTTAAGGCCGAGGCCGACAAGCACGGCCTGACCTTCGCGGATGCCGCCAAGGAGATGATCGATGCCTCGATCAGGAACGGCTGGTACGGCCTGTTCCCAGTCCGCAAGGCCAACCAGCACCTGCCCAAGAAGACGCTCACCAGCGAGGATCACAAGAATGGATTCTAAGCACGGCACCTGCCTCCACTGCGGGAGCAAGACCACTGGCCTCTCGTTTGAGATCGGCGGCAAGACAGTCCAGTTCGGCGCGCCTGATGTCTGCGCGTCCCCTGAATGCACGGCCAAGGCCGATGCCGCCTTCGCGGCGGCCGAGGCCAAGCGGATCAAGCGGGATGGTCTGGCCGTACCTGCCGTCTTTCAGGACACTGATTGTTCTAGGCTACCCGCGCGTCTGGCGTACTTGGCCAAGAACTGGACGCCCCACAGCGGCAAGGGTAACCTCCTGCTCCACGGAACTACGCGGATCGGGAAGACCAGAACGGCTTGGGAGATCTGCAAGCGGCTCGATGCCAGCGGAGTCAAGGTGAAGACCCTGACGATGCGCGACATCGAGTTCCAGTTGCAGGAAGGCTTCCAGAAGGGAGACTGGCACCGCGTGGTAGATCGCTGGTGCGGCCACTCGTTCCTGTTCATCGATGACCTAGGCAAGGAGAAGTTGACCGAGCGCACCCAGTCCTGCCTGTTCCAGATCGTAGACGAGCGGGCCGCCAACAAGCGCGCCACGATGCTGACCACGAACTATGACGGCGCGACCCTTAAGGCGAAATTTCCTGACGCCGAAACTGGGGCCGCATTCGTGGCCAGACTCCGAGAGTTCTACGACTTCAGCGGCGAGGCGACCTGAGGGTGGCTAAAGGGGTTGCACCCATCGATCATCACTTCGGTGAAGCCACCCTTATCCCACTCCAGTTTCATCACGCGCAGGTCGGCGATCTTCTGGTCAGCCTCGATGTAGCCAGCGATCACTAAGCAGTCCAAGATGGTTTTGACCACATTGTCCGCATCGGGCTTTGTGGTCTTCCATTCAATTTCCTTACAGGGTCTGCACTTGGGCGGCAGGTAGAACAGGGCCACAATGATCCGTAACGGCTTGCCAGCAAAGTAGGGCGCCTTGGGCTTTTGGGCGGCCAGAAGGGTAAGGAAGGCGGTCTCCCATTTCTTGGCATCGCTCTTCTTCATCTTGCCTACGAACATTTTGCCTGTCTGCTTGTTCTTTAGGATCTGCAACGCGGCTTGGTGGGTGGTCTCAGGCGGGGCGATGTCGAAGTGAAGGGTTTTCATACGCTGTCAGTAGTTGACCAGTTCGTACAAGTCGAGCAAAGTTACGGAATGGAATACGAGCCTAAGCCAGAGCGGATCCGAACCGACATCAAGTCGCGGCACAAGGGAACCAAGATCCCCAAGGAGAAGCGCGAAGAGATCGAGAAGCGCCTTGAGGCTGGCGAAGGCATCGTGGCCACGGCCAAGGCTGTCGGATCGTCCGAGCATACTGTCTCCGCGATCAGGAACGATCTTACGAAGGGCGTTGATACCAACGCTTGGAAGAAAGCCCACGGCGCCAACCTGATGGCGGCCGCCGCGCGGATGGGAGAGCGCTTGCTGGTTGAGGTCGATAACTTGTCTCCATCGCAACTACCATTGGCCATCGCGATCATCACAGACAAAGCGCTCTCCCTGAACGATCAGCCTACCACAGTCACGGAACACAGGCTGAAGATCAGCCACGATGATCTGGACAAGATGCTACGCGGGCAGGTCATTGACCTCCCTCCAGAATTGCCGCCTCAGTAGTTCAGCGGCAGAACTCCTGTTTTGTAAACAGGGTGTCGCAGGTTCGATCCCTGCCTGAGGCTCCAGTGGGTGTAGTTCAATGGATAGAACCGCCGCCTTCTAAGCGGCTGATCTGGGTTCGATTCCCAGCACCCGCACCACTCTAAAGCAAAACTCCCACCTGCTTTCTTAGGACAGGCGGGAGAAGGCTTGTCGGCCTTTTGCTTCACCCAGCGAACGACAATCCGCTAGACCTCAGAGCGTGGGATCTGGATCAGGTTTGTCAACCTTGGGGAACAATCGGCGCCATAAGGCAAACAAGGCTTGGATTCCAGCCACCCCGATCAGGCCAAGGGATACCCAGATGAAGGCTGGGTGGTCAAACAGCCTAGGAAGGGCCGCCACGCCAGCGCCAGAGGCCATCAGGCTTATCGCCCCTACCTTGCCTATGCCTACCCAATGGCCAAAGAGCAGGGCAAATGCGCCAATCGCGATCAGGCCAGCGCCTAGGGCCAGCAGGTAGGTGTCCTGCTTCTCCTTATTGGCCGCTTCCAGTTCCATATGCTTCTTGGCCAGATTCTGCTCGGCCACCACGCGGCGGCGCTCGGCGTCTTTGACCACTGCCTCCCAAGCCGCGTTGATCTCCTTGATCGTCTTGTCGGCCTCTTCCTTGACCTTGGCCAGTTTGCTATGATCGCCCGCCAGCGCAAGGGCGTGGTCGATGTTCTTTTGGGAAGGCTTGTCCAAGTATGAGCCAGCGGCCTCCAGCAGTACGCCTACAGTCTTGGTCGGCGGGGTCTGCTCGGCTCCAGCGTTCACATCCTTAGCCACCTTGACATAGCCAGCCGCGCGCTCGATGGCCTTGTCCTGTTTAT